AGAACGTAACAAACAAAATGAACAAAAACAAAATACACAAAATCAAACTGGTGTAAGTGTGACAAATACTCCAAATGGAACTGTTACTAACAAAATAAAAAGAGAAGAAGATGGTTCAAAAACAGAAGAAACGGAAGAAATAGATTCAAATGTAGATGACATCGATGGTGAAAAAGATACTGGTTTTGATTCGGATTACCAAAAAGAAGAAACTAAAAAGGGTTTGGATACCAGTGATGTAAAAGATGGTAAAGAAGAAAACATTCCTGATAAACCAGATAAACCATTGGAAGATGCAGAAGATGCATCAAAAAATAGAAATGTTGGAAACGGTTTAAAAGATGGCGAACATTGTTCAACGGATGAACAACAAGAAGTAAATCAAGAAATAAATCAACAAGAAACTGACGATATTACTTCAGAATCAAATAAAAAAATAAATTGTACAGATCCCGATTCAACAGGATTGAATGATTTACAAAAAGAAGTTGTTTGGGTTGCATTGGATATGTTAAAATGGCAACCAACATCCGATACGAAGAATGGGGTAAAAAGAAAATGGGAAGACGATATTCCAAGAAACGATGCATTTTATGCAAAACACCAATATCCAAATGATCCAACGTTTGGTATGCATTTGGATGTTTCTGGTGTAAACCCATTAGAAAGACTTAAACATTTTTTTAGTGGAATGATTGGTCATGATTCAAGTCAAATAAAAAACGCAAGGATAAATTACAATCAACCTTGGTGTGCAGAGACTGTTAGTGTAATATATGCATTTGCAATGGCAAGTTTAAAAGTAAGACATAAAACAAAACAAGACAAGGGTATGCGTGTGTGTGTAAATAAATACAAAGACAAACCATCTGTTATACCTTTTTTGAGAAGTGCAACTAGTGCTGCAATTTGTGTACAAAATGTAAAAACTTTTGGGTATAATATATCATGGGAACCAACGGTTGGATCTATAAAATTTGTAACATATGGCAAAGGTGATGCGAATGGTGGATGTGGTCATGTAGCTATTGTTTTATATGTTACTGAAGAAAAAGATATTGTAGTTGTTGAAGGAAATGGTGGTGAAGACTATTCTATTAAATTTTGGAAAAGAGAATATTACTATAAAACTTCTTGGAAAAGAATGCGGCATAAAAAACAACCGTCTGGATATGGTAAATGTCATCCAGCAAATAAAAAGGGAACTTATGATTGGCAATCTATTTTACCACAATATCCAACCGATTCTTTTTGGCATTCACCATTCATAAATCCATCAATTAGTCCTGATTTAGAATGGAACGAAAAAGTTTCTAGACCTGGAAATCCAATTGATGAAGTTAAATCATTAATAAATGGGTTCTATAATGTAGAACCAAGACCTAATAAAAATGATGATGATTTTGATGTTAGAACATAATATTATTAAATGAGAAATTATATGGCATTTGGTGAATTTATAGAATCGAAAGTAAGCAAAAATGCTCCACTTATTTTTATTATAGGTGGTATGGATATTAATGGAAAAAAACCAGGAGAATATATTAAAACATTTGGATTTAATAATCTAGCAGATTTTAATATCTATAATATCAATAGAACACAAGATGGAAAAGTTTCTGAAGCTTGGGAGGAATGTAAATCTATATTAAAATCAAAGGGTATAAATCCATCAAAAAGAATACTTGTTGGATATTCATTGGGAGCTGAGTATTTAAACAACATTTACCAAAAAGATAAATGGGATTTAGTTTTTAGTTCAGGTGCAGCAATTCCATCTTTAAAAGGAAATTACAATTCAAATAAAGGACTAATAGAAAAATTAACAACAAAAGATGCTAATGGAAAACCAATTTCATCAAAATTTGTATATGTACATTCTACAAGAAACGGTAATACAAAAAATGGTGATGGTCAATTATTAAAAGTTGTTAAAGAATTTGAATCATTATTACCCACATCTAATAATGTTCCACATAATGGCAATCACGCTGGAACTGTAACTGCTACTGCAAATTGGATAAAAAATAATGTTATTGTTAGTAAAGATGGTAGTGCAAAAATAAAAATTCAAACACCATCTTCAAATACAAAGGCAAATCCAGATGTATCTAAAAAATCTGAATTTGGTAATATATTGGAAGGTCAATTAAATAATTCATTATCTGTAAAAACAGAAGAAACAAAGTCAAAGGGTCCAGTAACTAGTCAATCTGATAAATGTGAAACAAATGAAAAAAGACCTGCTGTTAGAAAATCAAATGCAACCGCTGCTAATGCAGGTAACATAAAAACAGATGCACCTCCACCTGCAAAAAATGAAAAACCACAATTTAGTTCTAATAAATATAATCATAGATATTACATATTGCCTATAACCTACACGGAAAAAATAAAAGATACGGATGTAAAAAATGGTTTAGAAGATGGTCTAATGGGATCATCGGATAGGGCACAGAAAGAGTTAGAAGCTAGATTAAAAACATATTCTATAACTGGTATAGGCGCAACACCAATAATAATAAAGGCACTACCAGAAGAAGCTCAAAAAATAAAAAGTGAAAAAAAATTTTGGATGCAAAGAGAAAACGGTCCTGGCGTTACATTAGATATTACTGATATAAACGAAATTAAATCTGAAAATATTCAAAAAAATCAAACTGTTAATTTTGGTTTTGCTGGTTCAACAAAAAAACCAGAAACTAAACCAGTAAATACTTCATCGGAACGAATAGTTAGTTATCCTGATACTTTAGAAAATATGGTTAAAAAAAGTGGACCTTGGTATAATAAATACTGGGCATACCGTTTAAACTCTGGTCCAAATTATGGATATGAAAAATTTGAAACAACTATTTCTGACAAAGGTATAGAATTAATTTCTGCAGTAATTCCGTATTGGAAACCACCCAAAGATGAAAAAAATCCAGATAATGAACCAAAAGTAAAAGGTGATTGGAAAAAATTATTGGATGGTATTCCTACAATAAATTCACCAATAGATGTTCCAATAGTTTTAAACTCTTATCAATCCGGTGTTATGAATAATAACATAAGATACATATACGAATCTGAAAATGAACTACACATGACAATATTAGAATCGGAAATAATAAATAAGGGAAAATTAGCAATAGGTAGAGGATTAAACGATAGTGATGCATTAAATAAAGTTCCAGATTCTTCTTGGGCAAATTATCCAAGATGGTCTGGTATATTTGCAGAACATTGCTTAAAAAATTCTGCATTTACTTTACAAGAAAAACTTGGAACAAATATTGACTTTTATCATAGATCTATAATTTCTAGAGGAAGACTTGTAAATCATCCTGGAGATAAAGTTATGCCTTGGTCTGAGATGAAAGAACTTGGGGTAAAAAATAGAATATTTAAACCTAGTAAAATTTGGTTAGATCCAAAATATTCAAACTCAGAAGAACATTTAGAAGAAAAAGAAGATTCAACAATAGCAATTTTTATTATCGGTTATCATATAAATAGAAATGGAACATTAACTGATAAGGGTAAAAGATTGGTAAATCATATAAACAATAATCTAAAATGGTCAATGGCAACAATTTCTGCCATTCCACACCACGCATCCAATTCAACATTATGTTATACGGATGTTTTACTTTATATGGACGAAAATGGAACAATAGTTACTATTGGTGGGAATACTGATATTCCAGATGGCGATTCAAGTGTTAAACCTGGAAATCATATTGCTGTAAAAGTCACAAATTTTGCTAAATTTGCAAAAGCAATGGCAAATACATATGTTAATGGATCAGTTATAGTTGCTAAAGTTAAAAGCGGACCTAAATCAGAAACGTATAGAGAATCTGCAGGTTTATCTAATAAATTGTTTACAACTCCAATTTTTACAAAATATGGAAAAAATGTTGATAAATCAAAAACTGATAAGAGATTATCTGAAAAGATAAATTCTTCATACTATGAAAAATTATTACCATATATTACTAATGTTAATATATGTTCTACTGCAAATTCCGCAGAACGAGAGGATGATACAAAATTAGATGGTGAAACAACAGAACCAGAATATATTTCACAAGATTATACCAATCCTCCAGATATGGAAGAAGTTAGTAAAGAAAATTGTAAACAATTGCGAGAAAAATATAACTTAAAGAGCACAGTATGTATACCAGGAATAAGCACACAGGCAACTACAAATGTAATGGACAAAGAAACTTTAAATAATTGTAGAGGTGGATTAACTCCTGCTCAAATTGCAAATCTTATTGCAGCACTGGCTGCATCAGAATCAACATCTAAATATGATATAATTGGTGGCGGTTCCAATAACTATGCAGGAAGATACCAATTTGGAAGGTATTCTGCATTATTAGACACTTTTACTACTGGAAAAAATTGGAAATCAAAAAAAGTTTGGAATAATAAAAGATTGTCAAAATTAAAAATTGGAAGTTTAACACAATATTTACAATGTCCTATTGCACAGGAAATTGGTATGCAAGAATACATTCAACTAAATTACAAATATCTTCAATCTGGAACAAATGCAATTTCAAAGGAAGATTTAAATGGAATGAGATGTGATAAAATTGCAGGTTTGTTGGCGGTATCACATCTTTTGGGTGCAGGTACTGCTAAAAATTTTTACAAAACAAGAGGTAAAAGTAATAAAACAGATGGGTTTGGTACAAAAGCTTCTGATTATTTTTTATTAGGAGCAAACGCTGTAAATGGAATATTTACACATAAAAAAAATAAAGGAATGGATAATAGATTAAAAACTATATGTAAAGGTGAAAAATACTTTTTATATCCCGGTCCTCTTAGCAATGGTCTTGGTTTAATGGCTGGTAAAAGTAATAATATACCAAAACAAAATAATACTGCAAATACTGGCGTAAACACTGCACCTCAACCAGTAAACGATACAATAAAAATAGGTCCAGGTGAATATTTTGTAAAAATAAGTCCTTCAACTGTAAATTTGGTAACATTACCATTGATTGGTCCACCTGAAGTAATTGGTAAAAAAATGTATGAGCCAGAAAAATTTTTACAAGCTGCAAATGCACTTAATGGTGTAAATTGTTCATATTTTGAAAAGTCATTAACAGATGTTCAAAATAAATTTGGTGTGTATTACATTCCACCATTTAAAAACGATACTGTAACATATGTGGAAAAAGACGGTGTTCCTGCATACAAGCGAGAACCTAAATCAAGGGATGTTGGTTATTATGCATATATTGATACCAATAATAATTTTAAAATAGCAACTCAAAAATATTTAGCAGTTCCTGGTGATGCAAAATATGTATTCTCCGTAAAAGTAAGAGCAACAAATACAAGTGCACAAAATATTACTTCAACTGGAGGAGATAGACGTGCGTGGAGTATAATAGGAAATATGGATGACGGCAATATGTTTGTATACATCTGGGAGAAAGAGGGTGTAATAACAAGACATCAGGCAGTTGAAAGATTGTTGAAATTACCAGGAATAAAAGATTCTGCATTTTTGGATAGTGGTGGATCTACTTGTCTATACTATAACGGCGAAACTGTTGTAAAACCAAGATATACAGAATTTCCAAACTTTTTAGTCTGGAGATGATATTTATATTTTTAATATCATTATTATTTAACGGAAAACTAAAATGGATGGTGTAATAGAACTAGTTCCTGGCACAGAGTATTTAGTTAAACTAAAAGTAAAAGATATTAAGTTTTTTGCACCAGATGTTCCAAACGATAATAAATCAAAAATAGATAAAAAGTTAAATTTAGTTTCTTTGCCCGAACTTGTTAAACTATCTGGTAAGAAAAATGGTATAAATTGTTCATTTTTTGATTATCATTATCCATGGTGGGTTGGACCATATAAAGACGATAAGTATTATGATCCTCTTTACAAAATCGGTAACGGATCTATTCCACACATAGCTTATGTAGAAAACAATCAATTTCATGTTGTAAAAAATAGACCTGCGTTACCAACAAATGCAAGATACATAGTTTCAGTAACTCCGGTTGCCATACTAGACGGATCTAAAGATAAAATGTATCCACCAAGAAAACCAGCGAGAAGAACAATAGTAGGGACATTTTATGATGGAACTTTTTTTGTGTATATTTACGCCAAACCAACAAATTACATAATACCGAGAAATAAAGTGTATGATTTGGGAAATGTTAAACATGCCGTATTTTTAGATAGTGGATCATCTACATCTTTGATAATAAATAATAAAGTTGTTGTTCCACCCAGATACACAGGATTTCCAAATGCTATAGTTTGGTAGGTATTTATTTAAAATAGATATTTATAGATTAGAATTGTTATTATTTAATGGAATTTTCATATGGATTCAAAAAAGTTTTTACAAGAAATACGGTCAATAATAAGAGAAGAAATTGAATATGCTCTCAATAAAAAATTGACACAAAAACAAACAAAAAAGGATGATATTTCTACTTTGAAACATGGTCTTTCTATGTATAATGAAACTCAAACTCCAAAAAAAGTTGTTAAAACAAAAACACAAAAAACTGAATTTGGTTCAATACAAGAACTGCTTGAAGAAACAAAACGAAGTTTACAAGAAAGTTATGATGTAGAAGATGAATTTAGATTTACTTCCGATATGGCTGAAGGGTTTGGTTATGATAGAAATAACACACCAATTCCACAAGGATATTCTAAATCTGAAATACCAAATGAAGTTATGAATGCATTAACAAAAGATTATTCCGCTCTTATGAAAAAAATAGAAGAAAAGAAAGGGAGATAAAATTTGTCTTATTTTAGAAGAAAAAAGGTAATTCCAAATAGTGAAAACGCTACAAACTTAAAGTATGCGAAACCACTAGGTGTTTTATTACCATTTAATAACCCAAAAGGTATTTTTAAATTGGGATATACAAATGAAGAACAAGTTTATTCAAACTTAAAGAATTTATTATTAACTGCAAAGGGTGAACGATATATGTTGCCAACATTTGGAACAGATATACGAACTCTATTGTTTGAAAATATATCAACGGAAGAAGAATTTTTTGATTCATTAAAAAATGAAATTCGTTCATCAATAACAGCATGGATGCCATATTTGGTTGTTAGCAGATTGGATGCAGGTTTGGCAGATGAACAGGAAGACGAAAGAGACCACTCTATAAAAATAACATTAATTGTTCAAATAGTAGATACTGGCATATATTTACCAATTCAGATATTTATAGATGAAACCGGCAACTTAAACATCACAGAGGCGTTAAATAATGGCTGATTTAGTTAAAAAAGATATAAGATATTTGTCAAGGGATTTTTCTTCATTGAAGCAAAATCTTATAGATTTTACAAAAAATTATTTTCCAAACACATATCAGGATTTTAACGAAGCATCTCCAGGTATGATGTTTATGGAAATGGCCGCTTATGTTGGTGATGTTTTATCGTATTACACCGATGTCACATTGCAAGAATCTATGATATTACATGCAACAGAAAAACCAAACATACTAAATATAGCTCAATCACTAGGATATAGACCAAAGGGAAAAATTGCTTCAAATGTAAAATTAGACGTTTTTCAAATAGTGCCATCTATACAAGTTGGTAGTAATATTGTTCCAGATTACAACTATGCGTTTGCAATTGAACCTGATATGGTAGTTGGTAACACAGACTTAACATCTAATGTTGAGTTTAGAACAATCGATTATGTTGATTTTAAATTTAGTAGTTCTATAGATCCAACAGAGGTTACACCGTTTGAAGTGGATACAAATGGTGAAGTATTATTTTTCTTATTGAAAAAATCAGTAAGAGCTTCATCTGGTACAATCCAACAAATAGATTATGATTTTGCAGATCCAAAACCATATGATAGTGTTATTTTAGAAGAATCAAATTTAATAGAAGTTTTGTATGCAGTTGATTCAGATAATAATGTATGGTATCATGTTCCATTTTTAGCACAAGATACTATATTTGAACCTGTATTAAACATACCAAGAAATGATAGACAATTGAGCACATATAGAGATGAAACCCCATATCTATTAAAATTGAAAAAAGTTGCAAGAAGATTTTCTACAAGACAGATAGATGATACTCGATATGAAATAAATTTTGGTGCAGGTGTTTCTGATCTTGATGATGAAGAATTAATACCAAATCCAGATTTGGTCGGTAGTTCATTGGTTGGTATAGATAAATCAACATCTTTTGATATAGATCCTTCAAACTTTCTTTACACAAAAACCTATGGACTTGCACCGAATAACACAACACTAAGTGTTTTTTATACAACAGGAAATGGTTTATCAGACAATGTTAGTAGTGATACATTAACTAGAATAATAAGTAAAATATTATTAATAGATGAAACTGGTTTGGATCCAGTTTTATATGAACAAGTTATATCAAGTCTTGCTGTTACTAATCCAGAACCCGCAAAAGGTGCAAAGAGTGAAGAAACTGCAAATGAAATTAGAGAAAATGCTCTTGCTTATTTTGCTTCACAAAATCGTGCTGTTACAAAAGAAGATTACATAATACGGGCATATAGTATGCCTTCAAGGTATGGTTCTCTTGCAAAGGCATATATTACAAAGGATACACAATTAACAAGAGAATCTGTGTATAATAGTGATCGTGTTCAAAATGGATTGGCTTTAAACTTTTATGTTTTGGGATATGATGGTGATCAAAGATTAACTACTGTAAATGACGCTACAAAAGAAAATTTAAAAACATATTTAAATTATCATAGAATTTTAACGGATGCTATAAACATCAGAGATGCATACGTAATAAACATCGGTGTTGAATTTGATATAATGACAATACCAAATCAAAATAGTAATCAAGTTATTTTAAGATGTATTGATAGAATTTCCAATTATTTTGATATTAGACGATGGCAAATAAATCAACCGATAGTAATTAGTAATATATTTACAGAATTAGATAAAGTAGAAGGTGTTCAGACAGTTGTTAATGTTAAAATTGTAAATAAATACGATCAAACACTTGGTTATTCCCAACATGCATACGATATTGGTGCTGCTACAAAAGATGGAATAATATTCCCATCTTTAGATCCTTCTATATTTGAAATAAAATATCCACAAAATGACATTATTGGTAGAGTGAGGGCATTCGGATGATTTATACAATATATGCACAAAAAGATGCAACAATATATGAAAAAACAGAACATCAAAATACTGGTTTAGATCAACTTGTAGAGTTATCACATTTATATGAAGGTTCATCCGGTTCTGCAAAAATATACAACAGCAGAATATTGATGAAATTTGATATGGATGAAATAGAACAGAAAGTAAATTCTGGAAAAATATCTCAAAATGCAAAATATTATCTTTCATTAAAAACAGTTGATTCTAGAGAAATTCCACAAGAATATACAATTTATGCATACCCGGTAAGTTCCTCTTGGATAAATGGAACAGGAAGGTTTTACAATAAACCAACAACTACTGATGGTGTATCGTGGACTTATAGAACTTCAAAAAATGTTGGTGTTATGTGGGATATACCGCCTGGAATATCATCATTTGAATGGAATGAATTATCACAAACATGGATTCAAAATGACGGGTTGTGGGGTGGATCAAATATAATAGTTGATGTTACATCATCATATAATACAAATGAAGGTGGTGGAACATGGTGGGATTATGATAATTTAGAATGCACACAATCTTTCTATTATCAAACGTCAGATGTTTATATGAATGTTACTGGTATTGCAAAAAGATGGATAACAGGATCTACAAGAATTGAAAATGACGGATTTATATTAAAATTTTCAAATGATGTAGAATCATCAAACGATTCTAGTACAAGTTTAAAATTTTTTGGAACAGATAGTAATACAATATATGTTCCTAAATTGTATGTTGTTTGGGATGACAGCGAATTTTCTACCGGAAGTTTGAATCAAATTCCAGAATATGGTGTTAATTTAAATTTAAAATTAAAAAAATTCTATTCTCAAAATGAAAAGGCAAAAATTAGAATACACGCTAATAAACTATTTCCAACAAAAACTTATTCTACTGAATCGTATTACAATGTAAATTATTATCTACCATCATCTTCTTATTATGAAATTAGAGATGCACATACTGATGAAATAATACTCCCATTCGATAATGTTGGGACAAAAATTAGTTGTGATTCAACTGGAAATTATTTTAATATTTGGATGAATAGTTTTCAACCTGAAAGATTTTATAGAGTTGTTGTTAAAGTTGAAACGGATGGTGGTGATGTTGTTACATTTTTTGATAACAATTATTATTTTAAAGTTACAAGATAATCATGTTAAAAAGAGACGAAAAATCAGGACATATAATTAGTTACACAACTGATTCTGAAAAATTTAATAGAGGTAAAATTAATCTACCAGTAGTAGACGGTAGATTTTTAAAAGGAGAATTTTCAGAAGTAATAGATGTAAAATTTAAAAATTTACCAGAAGCAACAAAAGCAGAAGAAGTTGTTGTCAGTAAGATATTATTGGCACAGTCTGATATGTTGAGCGGTTTAGTACCACTACCTTCCGGTGTAACAGTTCCCGCACAAATTATGAACAATCCTGATGCAATGGAACAATTTACAAAAGATGTTGCTAAAAAAGAATTTTTAACAAACTTGGCAAATCTAATAGATGATACAGGAAATAGCACTGCTGCATTGAGTATGCAAATAGATGAACTCAATAAAGAATTGGAAGAAAAAGATAAGATAATAACAGGACAATTAGATGCAATATCTAACTTTGATAATGTTTTGGCAACTATTTCAAATGAAAGAGCAAATGCAATTGCAGAAAATCAGGCATTACAAGAAGCGATAAATTCAACACAACAAATAGTTGATGAACAAAATATTATGATAGAAGATATGATGAATCAACAAATACAAGAATCGACTAGAGTATTTGAAGATACTCAATTGGCTACATTATTGGCATTAACTGAAATAATAAGTGGAAGTAGAAATAATAATGAGTAATTTTAATTATACAAATCTTGAAGAAATACTATCTACGAACTCGACTATTCGTGGTACAAGATTTTTAACAACTTCTGCTAGAAGACGATTAATTGTTCCTGTTTTAAATGAATATAATGAAGAATTAAATCCAAATAGTGTTGAGGTTCATGCATTTTTACCAAACACTGCATATGTTGAAAACGGATCATTTTACAATTTACCATTTGAAATACAAACAGTAACAAGAACTATACAAAACTCAAATGGTCAACCAGAACAAACAATCGAAAGAAACGTAATACTTGATATACACAATCACATACATACCAAATTAAAACTTTTTCAAGGTGAATACAAGTTAGTTTACAATTTTTTTGTAAATTATTTAGGTGGACCTTCTGAACAAGAAGCTGATAGCCGTGTTTTTGTAGCAGATATTTCTGAAAATAGACGTGAATTAAAACTAAAATTAATAAATAATAATTCAACAAATAGATCTGCATTAGAATCTTTTGTATTATCATATCTGTCTTCAAATGTTTATTTGCCACCAATTGTTTTAAATTTTGGTGAAAATATGATAGTCGATGTAATCAATGTTACATCAGATGGGGACAATACTTATTTCTTTGTAAAACTAT